CTGCCAATAATGTTGCTGACGGATTGCAACAACACAACATTCAAAAAACAAAAACCATACTTTTACAATGTAAAAACCATACTTTTGAAAAACAGAAACCACACTACAGTAAAGTCATCGCTAAAAGAAACATAAACAATAGCCAATAATTAGAAAAATGAAAGTAGTATAAAATTTTTGTGAAAAATATTAGGTTGTATCATAATTTTTACTTAAATTTGCTGCATAAATCTACTAAATAAAAGAAAAAAGCAAAAGAACCAAACAACCGTGTTATACCCACTATCACCTAAATCGGGTACAGACAACACTGGAAAGCCTATAAGCTAACCAACGCCCAAGCCTCCGACACGGCGTTACTCCACAAGAGTTTCAACAGGGAAGGCATACAACAGTATGGAGAATTATCTACTAACGAGAACCAAAAACACAACCATTGTTATTGCGATAGTTGCTTTGTTAGCTCTCGCACAGCAGCTAAAGGCACAAACTAAGTATGATTTCGCCATTGCAGGCACATGGGTTACATCAGAAAACTGTAACGATTTAACCGTTATACCTGGTGTAGAAGGTAGTGTTAAATACGATGCAGAAAACAAAACCCTATTTCTGAAGAATGCAAAAATAGACGGAGGAAATGCCAATGCTATCTATTCTACCCTCGAAGGACTAACCATTAGGGTGGCAGGAAAGAATCAAATGCGGTCAGACTTTACCTCTACCATACAGTTTACACAGCCTATGCAAATTGCAGGAAGTGGTACATTAAACGTGGAAAATACGCAAGGCGATGCCATTTATGCCAATGCTACCAGCTTAATAATAGATGCATGCACATTGAACGCACGAGGATTAAACTACGGAATAGTGGGCGAAGATGGTAAAAACAACGAAAAACTAACCATAAAATATGCCACCGTAACAGCCGAAGGTAAGAATATTGCCTCGATAGGGTGCTTTAAATATCTTACACTAATGGGGTGCAAAATAAGTCAGCCTACGGATGCTGACTTCGATGAAGAGCTTGGAGGAATAGGCAAAGACGGCAAACTGCTAAAAGAACCTATAACCATTACACCCACAACATACCAAATATGGATTGCAGGAAAGCTTATAACACTGGACAATTGCAACGACCTTACAACTATTCCAGGTGTAGAAGGCACCGTAAAGTTCGACCCTGCAACACGCATACTTACATTAGAGAATGCCAATATAAGCACAAACGCACACTATGGAATACTAAATTTCATGGACAACGTAACTATTCAGCTCGTTGGAACTAACAATATTACGGCCCAACTAAGTAATACTATATATAACAACGACGACTGTTCGCTGAGCGTCGTTGGACCAAATGCTACCCTAAACCTACACGGTGCCATTGAAGCAAAGGACAAAGCGAGTCGTCAAGCATTCCAAAATCACGGCTCAGTAACCATTAGTCAGTGCACTATAGAGGCAAATGCGGGTATCAATGGCTTCTCTTTCGGCGAATGGAAGTTCGACCGTTGCAACATCAAAGTAAAGGGAAACGGCGACGATAAGTATCCGTTTGCAGGCAGTATGGCATACTTTACACGCATACCACTATTGGAAGGCTGCGCTCTAAAGGTACCTACTGGCACGCATTGGAAGGAATTTACCGACCAATATGGTACGTGCTACTCGCTCGTAGATGGTTCGGAGAAAACCATAACAGACTGGATTACTATCACAACCGACCCTGCTTACATTGACAAACACACCATTCGGACTACCAAAACCACACAAAACATCTACTCTATTGGTGGTGCACGCCTTTCAACCGAACTCAATCGGCTACCAAAAGGCCTATACATCGTAAACGGAAGGATAGTAGCAAAGCCATAATCTGCTTAGAAACGGAGTGCATTGCGGGCACTCCTGCTACTTCTTTCCTATTCTTAAGAATTCTAAAAAGGTTCAATATACTTAATTTTTTCATTGTTTTAGATAAGAGTATCTATCTATGTGGCTAGGGAGTGCAAGTGGTTTGTACTCCCTTCGTTGTATATTATAGTGGGCTAAAAAGCATTTGTGCACTGCTTAAAACCAAATTACGAATTAGTGTTGTACCTTATTTTGTTTTATTATTGAACAGCCAATTGAGGTTAAAACCCTTCTTTTAATAATGCAAACTCTACACGCATCTGAATTTATTTCGTAACTTTGTCGGCATCAAAACAATAAACTATTCAGAATTATGTATACACGCAACTTTCTAACAGCACTATTGTTGCTATTTGGTATTGCCACATTCGCACAACAAAAACGCTGGGTTGGCACATGGGCTTGTGCCCCACAAACAGTAGATAAAAGGTTTATGCCTTACAACAACCAGATGAATAACAGAGCTGTAAGGCAAATTGTGAAAGTTAGTATAGGTGGAAAAACAATACGATTGAAGCTAAGTAACGAACTGTCTACTACCCCCGTAGAAATAGAGAGCGTATATATTGCACAAGCAGAAAACGGTTCGGACATACGCAAAGGCAGTGTTAGGTATCTTAAATTCAATGAAAAAGACGGTGTAACCCTACCTGCAGGAAAAGCAATATACTCTGATGAATTGCAGTTCGAACTACAACCACTAAGCAAAATAGCCATTACCATAAACTATATAAAGGCTCCTAAACAACCAACAGTGCACATGGGGTCGCGCACAACAAGCTATATTCTGAAAGGAAAAGCCAATGCCGACACCAGTTTTCGCACAGCTTTCAAAGAAGATCACTGGTTTAACATTGCAGGAATAGAGGTGCTTAGCAACACAGCAACAGCCATTGCCATACTCGGCAACAGCATTACAGATGGCAAAGCAAGCACAAACAATGCACAAAACCGATGGCCCGACTTCTTCTCGGCTGCCATTAACACACCCGAAAAAGCCGAAACGGGAGTGCTAAATTTGGGTATTGGCGACAACAGAATACTGTCTGTTGGCTTAGGAACACCCGGAAAAGAACGCTTTGACCGTGATATTCTTGGACAACACGGACTGCATTCTGTTATAATATTCGAGGCAATAAACGACATTGGTACTTCTAAAAATCCAGAAGAAACGGCACGTCAGCTGATAGAAGCATATAAAGAAATGACGAAAAAAGCACATGCACACGGGCTAAAAGTATATATGGGCACCATAACACCCTTTGAAGGGTGCAAAAGTTACTACAACGAAGCACGCGAAAAGGCACGCCAAACCGTGAACGAATGGATAAGAACAACACACGAAACCGATGGTTTCATAGACTTCGATGAGCTTATGCGCAACCCACAACAACCCAAACAGTTGCGCAAAGAGTGGCAAAGTGGCGACTGGTTGCACCCTAACCCAGAAGGATACAAGGCTATGGGCGAGCATGCAGCAAAGGTTTTGGCACACGAAATAAACAGTACAACCACCCTGTAAGGTACATTAAACGTGAGCCATACACAACAAAACTACCCCCTGTGTGGCACCATAACTTTCTAAAAAATATAGAAGCTGTAACCATCTAAATATTAACCACTTACCAAAAACCCCCTTTTTGTGTTGCAAAAGATGGGTTTTTGCACGATAAAAACCCTATTTTTGCATTGCAAAAGTGGGGTTATTGCAAATTTTTATCTTAACTGACTGAACTTCAATACATTACGTCTTAAAAACACCTCTCGTTCTTAAAAGTTGTTCATACAAATATACAAATAATAGTCCGAATGATAGCAAGAATAATATTAAAAAAAATAGCAGGACACTTATAAAAATGCCCTGCTTCCGATGTTACAAATGCTGTATTTTTAATCTAATTAATTCTTCGACCAGTTCTAAAATCTGCTTATCGCATCTTTCTATTATCCCCTTCAATTCTTCAATAATCTGTTTTCTTTCCTCTTCTGTCATACCTGTATTTTTATTGTTGTTGCTTAAGTGCTTCAATTTCAGCCATCAATTTTTGCACCTCTGCTTCTTTCTCTGCAATTAACTTTCTTTCGTACTCAACCTTTACAACTTCATATTCCGCTGTCGCCCACTCTGCTAATAACTTCATATCAGCAGGCGTGAAATTACTGTACTTGATGCGTTGCTTTATTTCTTCTACATCTTTGACAGTACTACTACTAATGAAGTTACGCAAAGCAGTGTTAAGCGTTTTTTCGTCCAGCATATCAAGTTCTTGCAATGTCTTTTTCACCTTTGCTGTTGGTTCTGTGTACTTCTCTACATAGGCTGCAACATAGTCTTTATACTTCTTGGCTGCTTTCACGGTCAAGTTTTCAACTACTTCTTCTTTTGTTAGTGCTACATTCGCTATACCAGCTACCTGTGCATTGTTGTTGTTCTGATTTATTGTTTCCATTATATGTTTTTTAATTATGTCCCAGAACTATTTCCAAGACTATGCAAAGGTAGGTAGCATTTCAGATAGTTGCAAGAATATCAAGCACGCCAACTACACACTGTGTAAAAATGATAAAAAAAGAGAGCATAAATATAATGCCCTCTTAGTTGCTTTGTAGTAATTTTTTAATTTCTTTCTTAACCTCCGCTACTTTTATGCTTCTGTATTCGGTGTTTTTTATAAACGTCTTGTTACTGCCACACATTGGATAAAATTTCTTGCAATACACTATTTTTTCCAATTGCTTATGTACTTCTTTTATCACTTGCTTTTTGCCTTCCACAACTTCTTCAACATTGTACCTATACCCTAATTCGTCCAGTACTTGATAGGTTAAGCCGTGATACAACTGCACTGCTTTCGTTTTACTGATACCTTCTATATCCATCAACTTGCTAACAAACACATCTTGCAAGCTCATTATTTTTTCTTCTATATCAGCTGTCATTCTCTTTATAGCAGTGCTTCTATTTATTTCGAAATATTCCAGCTTGTTTAGTGCATCTATAATTTTACCTGCATCACTGTCGGCTACATCAGCTTTAAAATATTTACCGTTCTCGCCTTGCATTTCCAGCATCAGACCAAAAGTAGTAATATTATTAGTCTCTTTGATTAAGTTGTTGAAAAGTTTTTTCATTTTTTTAAAGTTATTTGATTAATAAATGTTTTTCTTCCATCACTCACTGACAGAAGGATAGCAAAGGTAATAATATTTTCAAACACTACCAAAGAAAAGAATAAAAAAAGTGGTAAGCAAGTACACATTATTTATATACCTGCTCCCACATTCATTATATACCGTTAAACTTTATACTGCTGTCTTTTTTTCGATTCACCTTTTATTTTGCTATCTATCTTATCGTCAAGCATTTTAATCTTATTGTTAAAGTATAGTGTAACTCCAAAAATACCACCGCTAAAAGTTAATGCTTCCGACAAGTAAATAAGTACAGAACTTTCGATGGCGTATAATGTAAAAAAGCTAATATATGACATCACAGCACCACTTAATATCATAAATACAGCACTTCCATAGCTAATCCAGTCTTTTACATTCTTTGACATATCCTAATACCTCCTTTCTTTACAATGTTATTATCCTGTGCATTGGTATCGTCTGTATATTACCATTGCGAAATACATAAATAATTATCGTTTGTATCTTTTTGTTAAGTTCTATTGCATAACCTGTACCACTTGTACCGCCAAAATTACCTTCAAACATCGGCAAAGCTGCTGCATATACGCCATTTACTACTGTATTATCGTTACTTGCTCTTGCTCTTTTGAAGTATCTACCGCTATTTTCTTCTACTTGTTGCCTACTCCACCCAGTATCAGCTATATAATTACCACCTATTTTAGCTCCAGTGTATAAGTAAATATCCTCACTGTATGGCTTATTGAATGTAAAGAACTTATCAAACACGGCATCACTTGGGTTATCCAAGATTACAGTACCAACCTCACCTATATAACAAACTTCAAGAGGGCTAAAGCTACTTGCTGTAATATTTTCAGCCTTAATACCATCTGGGCTTAAGTTCAAAGTATTATTTCCTGCGTTATCATAAAATTTCAGTATCGCTTGTCCTTTCGTGTCAATACCAAATTCAATATTTTTTGCTACTGCGCCAAATACTGACATCATGCTACCTGTCAAGTCAATATAACCTGCGCCATTGTTACGTGTCTTGAACTTTAAGCCCTGTATAGCACCCTCACTATCTACACTGGCTACTATATTGTTCTGTTGGTCTAAGAAGTTGAACCTGTTAGACTTTGCATTTATTGTCATATCAGCACCATTAATATGTATGCCAGCACGTTCGATACTTTCTACAATATCTGGGTCTTTCCATGTTGTTACTACCCCACCTTCTTCTAATTGTATCTCACTAATATATGCTTCACCATTTCTTTTAAGTCCTATAAATACGTCCAACCATTCGTACCCTTCCTCTATGTCGAATGTGTAAGAATAAAGTACACGCTCTCCTGTATCATTTTTAGGCACAATATCAAAATATTTAGTCTTGGGCTTTGAAAATAGTTCTGAATTATCATACCTTACCTCAATATATATTTCTGTGTCTCTGTCATAAATACCTGCATAAAAAGAAATCGTATAAGTTTTTTCGTCATGAACTCTAATTTTAGGAAATCTACAGCCATTCCATTCGTTATTTGCTGCACTATCTCTTATAATAGAAAGCACCCTAATATCTTTATTCTTACTGATAGCTACATACTCTGGCTTTTGCAGAATTAATAAATCTAAATCTCTTAACGATGCTCCTTTTAGTAAATTAACACCTCCACTAACCGACTTTTCAACTTCTAACTTAATATCTTTTGCTGTCTGTTCAATAGTGCTTATTCGTCTCTCTATACCTTCTTTATCTGACTTTCCCTGTTCAATAATACTTTCAAACTTTCTATCATTGAGACTAAAGCGTGAATTATTCCATTTCTGCGCATCTACAATAAATTCAACTACCGCACTTCGTTTATACTCTTTATACGCTACTTCTATTACTGTGCTACCACTCCATTTATCTGGCGTAATACTAAGAAATTTAATTTTATTACCCCCACTAACAGCAACATTACAATTTATGCTTGATATTACCTTTACATTGTCGGGTAATACTTCTGTGTCTCCAACAAATAATTTAATCTTACCTTCATTTGCTGCAATACCTTCTATTCTACCTTCAATGTCAGTATTAAACACAAAAGTAGATGGTGTAATAACTAACGATACTGGGCTTTTTCCATCTTTACCGTCTTCACCTTTGGCTGCAATATCGCTTTTTTCGTATTTTTTTGTCGTATTATTCCAAACATACCAAAAGCCATCACTGCCTATATATGGTGTACCTGCTGATGTTGTATTTATCTTATCAGCTACATACTCTTCGAGTGTCTTTCCATTACTAACGCTGAACTCTCCTTTGAACTTATTACCACTTGCGCTGATAACATTTATTTTGTATTTTTCCAAGTCAAAGTTGTTAATTCCTGCATATTGTACTATCGAAGGTGCTACAACTGTTTTATCCAAAAAGCCAGTATTATAAGAACTCACAATAATAGCATTCTGTCTACTCTTGTCGTTATTATTACCCAACTGCACAATATTATCTCCCACCTCAGGTATGCTATTTGACAATGGAGACTTGATAGACTTTGATAACACTACAAAATGATAATTACCATCAGTACCGATACTCTGAACTTTACGCCAATAGAACTTATTAGCAGCATTATATGTTACACCTTCTGCTACATTCATAGTCTGGCACACTGCAAAATCATGTTCAGCAAAGCAATTTTCTATTTTCTTACCTTCTTGTTCATTTCTCCACAAGCATTTAAAGTCTCCATTATCCAGCACCTCTACTTTATCTATCTTTGCATTAGCTGGTGTTACTATTATCTGTCCTTGTGTTGCTTGTACTTCATCAATGCTTAACTTGAAAAAATGTGCTGCTCCTGTTACTGTCAAATTACCTATTACCGCATTATCACCTGTCAAAGATGTTATACTTGCATTATTAGCTGTCAAATCTCCAACATTAGCGTTATCAGCGTTTATTTTCTCTGTATTAGCTACCTTTGATGTTATTGTGTCAGTATTTGTAGTAGTTGATGTAAAATTTTCGATTGTGCCTGTTGTTGATGTTAGGTTATCTGCTTTGATGCTCCTATAATCTAAACTCTCACCTTCTATACTCTCAACCTTACCACTATCAGCCTTTATTTTCTTCGTTTCTACACCCTTCGCACTTACATTATCAGCACTCATATTATCAACACCCACCATATCACCTTTTACATCTTCTGTACCGTCAAAAGGTTGTCCCCAAAGTGAATGTTGCTCTAATTTACCAACTCCATTTTTATTAGTCATAGCCCCACCACCAGAACTATTACCTGTCCCAGTGGTGTTACTTGCTGTGTTTTTCTTCTTGCTATACGAAATTATCTCTATCATTTCTTATATCTCCTTCATTACTACATTAGCCGAATTATTTACTATATTCCTGCTAATTGATTGGATAGTAAAATGCTTCTTTAATGTCTCGCTGTAATACTTGTTCTTGAAATCTATATCGCTACCATCTATAAAACTACACTCCATCACTACTTTTGGCTTATTGTACTCTTTATAGTACTGGTCGATATAATGTTCTTCTGCTTTTGCCACTTCATTAGTCGTTGCATTGTAAAGCTGTGTTATTGGTAGCTTAGTATTATCATCAAAGACAGCATTTAACAAGATACCAGCATTTACACCCTTCGCAAAGCATTCATTACTACTTAGCTGCGTAACTAATTTAAAGTCAGCTTCATAGTTATTAATATATTTACCTACTTCTGCGCTGCTATACACTAAATCTTTATCTTCTGTTAGATTTTTCTTCCCAAAGTCGCTAACAATGCTACATTTGAAGTCTTTGATGATAATATTTTCTGTATGGGCTAAGATATATTTACTGCTTTCTGACCACTTAGTAGACTTCCAGAATAAAAAACCTCTCTTCGTTGCACTTACATCATTCCACATTAGCTGTACAGGACTAATTATTTTAAACTTCATCGTCCCACTTAGTGCATCACTATGTAGTATTGGTATTGCTGTACCTTCTACATCTAAATTCATCATGTAATCAACGGTATTTTGAATATCGAACTCATCACCTATTATATAATCACCGATTTTTGGATTAACACCAAGCGAAAATGTTGTTTTATAATAGTCTTTGCCGTCTATCGTCTGCTTTAGCTCTGGTCTTTTTTTAATATCTTCGATAGTTAGCCACTCAAACGTACTACTCGTATCACCATCAGTACCAACCCTTGTTTCGACACAGTATTTATCGCCTACCTGTAGTTCACATTCAAGTAATGGTAGTTTGCTAATTTTATCGCTGTTATCATCAACGCCAGAATATTGGAACTCATAACCATGCGCACTCTTATCATCTGTCCATACTTGAATACCTGTACCACCAGCTAAATAAGTCGGCTTGTCAGTACTGTTTGTTGCTCTATAAAATTTTCTGGTGTAATATCTACCTTCTCTGTTATTATCTGACCTAACAAGATTAGTTCTTGCTTTATCTACTAGTGCTACTTTTCCTGTGTAATCTGGCATTAATGCTTTTTTACCTTCCGTCTTTTTAGCTCTAGATTTCAAAATCTTGTCAAAATAACACTCTCGTTCAGCATATAGAGTAGTACTCTCATAACAAATAGGCTGTAATAATATTTTTCCACTAAATACAAGATAATTAGTTGTGTCATCATCAACTGGGCTAAATACACCACCACTACTTTTACCTGTATATTCTATTATTCCTGCATTGTCTTTTAGGTATTTATCACTTGGAAAATGTCCTTCTTTGCTGTCATCTTCGTTACCATTGATACTAATATATAAATAATCGCTCATAGGTATTTTAGATACTATCCTATTGTCGGTTGCATTTTCTTGCTTCTTGATATTGCCTATCCTGAACATTGCTGGGGTTAGTGAATGTTCTTTTAGGTAACGAGCTGTATTTTGTTGCTCTACGTACTCACCTTGTTCATTCTTACTGTACATCAATTCAGCATCTTTCAATTTCCAGTTCGGGTGGTACATGTTTTGTAAGTACCAATCATAAGTCCCAGCTTTTTCATACTTCGTTGGTTTTCCTTTCACCATGTTATTAAAAGCATCATTAGCATCATCGCCACTACCTTCGCTAATATACTCTGTCATATATAGCTGTTTACTTTTAAAATGACTTACTGCATCGCTTAGTGGGTTATCAATCAGTGTATCTTGATTTTCGAGTGTACAATTAACGCTTATTTGATTATATACTTCACCAACACTAATACTGGTATCACTGTCTGCATAATGTTCAGCACTGATGGTAATATTACTGGGTATGAAGTTGTGTTTTTCTCCACTTACTATATCTACCCAAGCACTTCTACCGTCTTTTATCGTATTCCAATCAAATATATAAAAGTTCAGCCCCTCTTGTCGTATGTGTAAGTTCAGATATTGCAGCATTTCTTTCAATAAATCTTCGTTACTCCATACTCTATCGAAGTCTTCACCTAATACGTATAACTCTGATATCGCAAGGTCGTTAAAAATACTGCTCTCTTTACCTTTTTCTACACCTTTCGACATGTCATAGAGTATTTTTGGCTTACTATTACCCTGTATATCCAAGCTGTTAATTTCACTGAACATACCTACTAACATATCTTTAAAATTAGCCGACTTCGCATTATTCAGTACCTCATCGAATGTCTTTAGTGTAGTGTCTTTGTACTTATAATATTGCAAGGTACTCAAAGCATCAGTACAGTTAATACTAAATTCATCTACTGCTGATACGAAAGGTTGGCTAAATGTGTTCGGCTCTACATATCCAGCAAAGATAATTTCTTCTCCTTTTCTGACATTGACCCTAATATTTCTGCTATTACCTGCATACAACTCACCGCCTAAGAAATTTTCTGTCAGCAAGTTAATTGTACATGATTTTCTTATTATCGTCTCAAATGTGCTGTCTATGTCCTCTTCAATAGTAATAGGTTCAGCACTAAAATAAATACCGTCTTGACCTATGATTATTTCTTTACTATCAGCTATACCATTATCTATCTGTACTGAATACCTAATATTATCTTTGTTACTAAATTCTCCTTTTAATATCATATTCTTTTACTATTTTATGCCAGTGAATTTACCTACCTTTGACTTTACCTTTGAGTAGTTAGATAATGCAATATACAAATCACTTCCTTTCACTCTGACAGTACCTGCACTAACATTACCACCAGCAGTATTATTATCAAGAAGTCTAAATAGGTTGCTTTGCTGTGTCTTAGTTAGTATCATTTCACCACTATTTACTCGTGCTATATTATTATCACCGACGACACTATTACCGCTGAATATACCACCTTGACTAAAGCCTTTAATCTGGCTAATTGTTGTTGCCATTACTCCAATACCACTTGCAATAGCTGCTATCCAACCCCAAACACCTAATTTACTTTCTGCTGCTGTCGCTTGTGCAAAGCCTAATACTATCTGACCAATTGCACTTAATATTAACCCTGCCTTAGCTGCTGCACTATCTTCACCTAATTGCGTTAATGCACTACCCATAGCTACCATACTTGCTGCCATCTTATCTGTATCACTTGCTTGCTTATTGCTAAATAATAAAGACAACGCCCTCGCATCGTCAAGAAAAGAACGAATACTACCATTACTGAACCTTTCAATAGCACTGTTTAAATCTTCAATACTTTTCTTTTGCTCGGTATTGTCAAATGCTTTCTTTTTCAGTGCTGTAAGTTGCTCAAGTGTTGCCGTGTCTAAGTCAAAGTCTATTGCTATCTCAAAGCTACTACCCTTCAAGTTATCTAACAGCTTCTTAACTTCATCTCGTATAGGTTTAACTCCTTTTTCGTTTACTTCTTTCAACTCATCTTGTGCCTTTGCTATACTCTTTGCTCTCTCTGCGTTTAGTATTTGATAGGTTGATAGATACTTATTAGCAAGGTTATCAAGTTCTTGTGCTTTCTGTTCACTAAGTTGCTTCTCAAGTTCTAAATTTCCGTGTGCTTTCTTCGCAAGTTCAGCATATTTATAGTTGATAGCTTCTATTTCGGCTGTTTTCTCATCTTCTATCTGCTGTTCACGTTGCGTATAGTAGTCGTCATAGTAAGTAATACGGTCAAATAAGCCTTTACTTGTTAGGATAGCAACTTCATCTACTGCTTTTCTTTGTGCCTCTAATTCATTTTTTGCAATATCTCTGCTTGTCTTTTCGAGTTGGTTGCCGTTATTTAATAGTATTGTTTTTAGTTGCTCCTGTTCCTGCTTCGCTTTTGTTGCACTATTATCTTTCTTAGGCTTTGCTACTTTCGGCTTCTTTACCTTCAGTTTCTTAGGTTTTGCTGCCTTTTGTGCTTCTTTCTTAATATCATCTTGTGCCTTTATCGCATAGTCTTCGGCTTCTTTTTTCTTAGCTGGGTCTGTTTCAAGTTTAGCCCTTTGTTGGTAATAAGCTGCTTTATCCTTTGTTGTTACTCTCCCTTGTCTTTCCTTTCTCTTAAAATCATCATCGAGTTTAGCAAGGTCTGATTTTCTTTTGTTAGCTGCATCTCTACCTGCTTGTTCTTTCTTTTGCCACTTAACACCTTCTTTGTAATTATCCTTTATGTTAATACCCTCTGCTGCTACTTTCTTTGCGTTGCCTGCTAAACTTCCCCAGTTACCACTAAGCGCATCATTAATAACACTGGCAAGAACTTTAAAAGGTGTGATAACAAACTTTAAGATACTATTACCAACACCAGCAGCAATTTGTTTAATTCTATCAAAAGCACCTCCTAAGTTGTTGAGTATAGGAAAAGTTTTAGTAAACCAACCAACTACTTCTTTCCAGTTTGATATTAAATAGCCTATGGCACTGATTAACAAGCCAATGCCGATACTACTTAGAGCTATTCTTAACCCCTTCGATGCTACTGCTGCTGCCTTCTGTGCAACTGTCATACCTTTTGTAGCTGCTGTCCCTTCTGTTGTTGCTACACTATTGGCTTCTTGTGCTACTGTTTCTGACCCCTTCGCTACTGTATGTCCTTCTGTTGCTGTTATGTTACCTGTTATGGCTGCTGTATTATCACTAACACTTACACTATTTGCCTTTTCAGCCACTGCATTTGCTTCGATGGCTACACTATTTGCACTAACTACACCACTATTACTTGCAATAGCTGTACTGTTGGTAGATGTTGATACTGCTACATTATTTTGCTCAACTCCAATTAATTGTAAAAGACTATGCCATGCTCTATATGTTCCCGTTGATTGGTCCATTAATTTCGCTTGTAACCCCTGAATGCCGTTAAGTACTGACATAGCCCCCGCCAGTTGAGCTAATACTTGGTTTGCATTTTCACTCTCAACGCCAAACATCGCCAAAGCCCCAGCATACGTCTGAAATACACCAATTCCACTACCTGCTACATCTAAGACACCAGTTAAGCCTCTTGTATCATTGGCAAAGTCATTTACTACTGCTCTGGCATCACCCATAGCATCTTTAATAGAACCTGCTCTCGCTGCCAGTTCTTGAAATTTAGCACTACTTGGGTCTACACCATTTAGTAGCATATTACTAAGCTCTGTCTGTATGCCTTTTAGTTCTGCTTTAATATTACCACTGCTACTTTTGAAGGTGTTTTCGGTACTGGCTACTTCTCCTTTAACTTTATCAATAATACTTTTAAACTGTTTATCGTCAAGTCTAATTTTCGTTACTAATTCTTGTGCCATATTGTTTTGCTTTTTCGATTAACCGCCTTTTATCTTCTTCTGTTGGTGCTATTGTGTCACTATCACTATCTACAACACTATCCCACGAAAAAGGCATAAATTTCTGTGGGTTATCTGTTTTTATTCCACCCATTACTTTCGCTGATATAAATGCAAGTTGTCGTGTTTGTTCCCAGCTGTTTAAGTTCTTGTAATATAATTTCTGTATCAAGATGTGCATTTCATAGAAACTCATCTTATCAAGTACATATTCTGGGCTTAGTCCACCTTGATAAACTAATATAGCAAATATATCAGCGATTTTTAGTTTTTTCCTGTGTCTCCTTCTTGTTTAGCGTTTTTATCTTGCATTTCTCTCTGTCTTGCTGTTTCGAGTTCCATAAATTTAGCATATTGAGAGAAAATAGAAGGGTCTTTATCTATTGCATCAAGTAGTTTATCAAATGTCAAGTCATTATCTTTGTTATCACCAGCTAAGATAAGACAATAAAGAAATAAATATTGGTCGCTTAGTAATTTTAAACTAAACATTTCTCCTTTTACTTGCTCAAACATCATCATAGCACGTACACTATATTTCAAGTTATATTTTTTGTTGTTAATTGTTATCGTTGTCATAGTATTTGTTGTTAGTTAAAAAAATTATGGCAATACACTCAACCTTCTAATAGATTAAATGTACTGCCTTTATGTCATTATGTTGTCTACTCTATTGGATAGACTTTTTGTTATTTTTTATTATGTCCGAGCTGGTGTTGCTACCTTCTTAAGTTCTCCTGTACCTACAAATGATGCGCTGAATGTTGCATTATCTTCATTAGGTGCGCTTGCTTCCAGTGAGGTTAATATTACTTTACCGCTATATGTCCCTGTCGTTGATGGAACCCAGCCACCCTTTGCTACTTCTGCTGCTTTATTTGCTGAATTTTTCTCAAGTGCAAACACAGCATCAATTGGTGTTTGTGCTGTCATCATGTCAAAGAGATTTTCGAATGTAACACCTTCTCCATCATTACTAAAGAGGTTCTCTGTCTTAACTTCCCAGCTTATTTTACCAGCATTACTTGTTACCCACTTACCGCCACTATCTTTTGAAGTAGTTTCTGTGGTGTCCATGCTGATAGTAAGTGAATGTGAAGTAGCGAAAGCGATTGACTTGCCATTGATAAACAGCATCAAATCACGTCCTTTAATTACATTTGCCATATCTTATATTATTTTATTCTTTTGTTTTTATTGTGTATGTGAGTAATTGTAGGAAGGTATCATCACTGTATCTTTCTTCACTACCCACTAATTCTATGTTATCTGCTATCTGTAATACATCTGATACAATAGATGCAATTTCCACTCCCCTGCTGTAATTATCTGTTGCAATAATGATACTAACGGTGCTATCAACATCAAATAACACTGCATCTTTATTACTGGCTGCTTGTGTACTCTCTCTCCTATATACAATGAAAGGAAATTTAGTACCTTTATCAGCTACAAGTGGATATATTCTGTTATCTATTACGCCTTTTAATGTATCATCGTTAAGCAGTATTTTTCTAATTTCTTTCCCTGCATCAAAAAATCTCATGCCTACTTACTCTCCCATATTTTCTGTATCGTCTCTGAAAAAGTTGTATCTATTATATCTTCTGCTTTAGATAAATTAGCATCAACAGCGTTAGTAAAGAAATTAGTACGTTTCATAGCACCTCTGTTAGCACCTTTTTTATTTTTTCTAATTACTGTACCACTCTGAAAGAACTTTAACCTAAAATCACCGAAAATATGTACTTTGAGTTCGTCTGCATTATCTTTTATTTTACTTACCTTGATGCCACTTTCTAAGCTCTTCCCATTCCAGTAGTTAGGTGATTTAGCTTTCTTTGTTACCTGTCTTAAGTTTGATTTTGCAGCTTTCACTATTACTTGCGCACTCTTTCTTAGGGCTGTATTTTTAGCTTTTTTCTGTTCCTTTCCTGTGAGTTGTGCGAATTTCTCCGTTAATGCTTCGATACCATTTATACTAATTGCTTCGTCCATTACTCATTTACTTTTTCAGTTTCGATTATCTTTCTATTATTTTGCTTATCATCACTTACTGACAAGACACGATATTTGGCATTATTCCACATTATATTATCTGTGTACTCTTTAATATCAACATAACGCCAGACAGTAAAGGTAACACGAAAAGGATATATAACTTCATCATTTACTACTGTCCTATCACCTGCTTTACTTACTACTTGTGCTTTGGTTGATGTAATAAAAGTATGATTGTCGTTAGTTGCGCCATCTTCACCTTGTATTATGTCTGTCCTGTATATCAAGATTTTTTCTGTTAATAGTCCTGCCCTCATTATTTCTGTCCTCCTTTGTAATTTCTGAACATATCAAGCAGGTAGGTAAGAGTATAGGGTATTTCAGTGTTAGATGTAAAGGCGATAGGTTCACGATTAGCATATAGATTACCTACCATCAATAATACAGCATGCGCCAGTGGAGGGGGCAATTCACTACCACCCTCACCAGCTACTATATTATCAAATGTGTTATCTATATGTTTTTCAATCGCTTTTTCAGCTACTATTACAAGGTCTACTAAATATTCATCGTCATCATGAAATGTATCATCAATGTTTAAGTGCTTTTTAACTTGGTATAATTGAATGTACATATAGATAATATTATTTTAGGTTAATTATACTGCAAAAGTACCAAATTGAAATGCTTCAGGACGTATCATAGTTGCATCGAAGTAAGCATTAACAACAAGGCGTACCATACCCGCACTTGCTTTGCTGAATGGGTCTACTGTAATATCAATGCCTCCGAACTGACCAATAGCAAGATTAGAGAAATCGCCAACAATAAACTGCTTAGCTTCTACATTTGAGGTAGAGTAAACAGGTGTACCATCAAGTGAACTATCAATATATGCTAACTGTGCTGTACCCTTGCTACCTTTCATCATATTTCTGAAAGATGCTTTAGCAGAAGGACTTGCAATATAAGCAATATCACCAAGTACATTATTTCCCTCTACCAATGCCTCAAGACCTACAATACCTTCAAAATCTGTTACTTTAGTAGGTGTCTTGCCGTTAAACATACCTGCTGGCTTATTTGCTGTCTTAGCTTCCTTGCCCAAGATAGTAGCTTCCAACTTAGAATTGATAGCATTTATTAAGTCCATTCTGATAGCATTTTCTACACCTATACTATCCTGTGCAAGTAACATTTTAGAAATATCAACGAAAGCAGTTAAGCGTTTAGGTTGCAATACTACATTACCAAAAGCTGTACCACCGTCTGCTGCTTCGCCTACTTCACCAGCCCAGCCAACATTAGCACCTGTCATAACTGGCAACTGTACATTATTTGATAAGCCAGTATAGAACTTAGCACCTGCATTAAGTAATACGTTCTTTGCTCGTAATGGCTCAATTATGTCGTAAAGGTCAGTAGCTACAACATCTACTCCCTCTGATGCTACACTAACAGCACGTTTTTCAGCAGGTAGATATATTTGACCAATGGTGTTTAAGCCTGCTTTACGCATTTCTTGCATACCAGCATTATTAACAGCTGCTGTAATATCATCAATACTTCTATTCTCTGCTATCGCCTTGATAGCCTTTAAAAGTGAAAATTTTTGTTTCATTGTTTGTCTTTGGTTGATAAATTTGTGGTTACGTGTTTCCTCTTTTTCGGTGTTGGTTGTTTCTTCTTCCTCTACCTTGTCTACTTCCTCATCTTCTGTTTCGGTTGTAGTCTCTTCTTCTTCCTCTTCGTTAGCCTTTGTTTCTACTTCTTTTTCTTTGGTATTGGTTGTTTCTTCCACTTCCTCTACCTGCTCTTCTGTTGGCTTAATGTCTTTTTCATTTTCCAACTGTTCTAACTTTTCTTGCTCCATTTGATTTAATTTTTCTAACGCTCTTGCACTTACGCTTGTCGCACTATAAGCAGGTTGCCATACTGGGGATACATCACATAAGCACTCTATCTTATTAATAGTCCTGTGTGTAGTACCGTTAATATTTTCCCATACTTCGCTACCTTCTTCGCTACTAACTATAAATGCAAAGCTACTACTATCAATTTCGCCACGTCTAATATGTTCGATTAGTTCATTTCCCAGCTCTGTATTAGGTGCTTGAAAAGAATATTTTAACCCCTTTTCGTCTATTGATAATGATAAACTCCCTTCACCATATCTACACCTTGCTAATACTTTGTCTGGGTTGTGATTTAACAAAGCAAATACATCTGACCTGTTAATAACATCTACAGTTACTGCACTCGGTGATATTGTTTCAAAAAAGCCTAAATCTTCTGACTGACTATTGAACACTACTGCATAACCTTCTACTGTGCGAGTCTCCGAATTGATGTTACTAATTGTGGCTGAACGTCTCTCTAATTGTCGTTCTCTCATCTGTTATACTTTATATAGATTATTAACTTTCTTCTTCTGTACCTGCTATATTACTTTTACTGACATCATTATAAGCTAAGTTGTGATTATCTCCACCTTCTACCTCGTTCAAACCTAATTCTCTACGTACTTCATTGATACTTAATACACCCATACTCAACAATGTGCTATAATAGCTTGCTTGTTGTGCTTTATCTGTACGTAATATTGCTGTCTCATCAAGATTTATTTCTAAGTTCTCACCGCCAACTAATTTTCTGTTCAATTCTTCCTCTATCATTACTATATAGGGGTTGAGCGTATAAGACAAAAACTGTAAGTTAGTTGCTTCGATAGTACTATACCCAGCATTTGATAAGTCGCCAAGTAGTACAGGTGATATATTAAAGAACCTTGCTATATCTGCTACGTTATATTGTCTTGACTGTAACATTTGCGCATCTTCACCACTCACACTGATAGGCTGATAGTCCATGTTGCTGGGTACTACTACGACACCACCACTTGTATTACCACCACCAAATGTTGTTCTCCATGATGTTGCTATGTCCTGCTTCTGTTCATTTGATAGGTTATTATGAACTTTAATTACGCCATTCAAGTTACAACCACTACTAAAGAATGTTTCAGCCGTATTTTCTGTTTGGTTTGCTATGTTTAATGACCTTCTTGCATGGCTAAGTACTGAAATTCCTTGCACTCCATCTACTGTATATTTTAAGAAGTGTAGCATATCAGCAGGCATTATCCTCTTTGTACCGCCTAAATAGCTGCAAGTGTAATAAAGTTCTTTTGTTTCTTTTCGATAATAAACAACTACATCTTCTGGCTGTAGGTATCTTAGCCCAGTTACTTTGCCACCTTTTCTCTCAATGTAACAATAGGCATTTCCTTTAAGTAATACGCTTTGTAGTATCGTCTTGAATAGCGTATATTTAGTTGTTAAGTTGTTACTGAAAATATCTTTTAGTGGGTGTTGGTCAAGTTCTGATACACCTTCTTTATTGTGTGCTTTGATGGTGATAGGCAAACAAGCAATAGCATCACTGATTAGATTAACCGCACTATACACAGTTGATAATGATAATGCTGTGTTTTTGCTACCATTTAAGCCATATTGCAAAGAATCTGATATGTTAGGGTTGTAAATCCCTACTTCTCTTTTCTCTGGTTTATCTTTTTTTATTGTATATCCTAAAAATTTCATCGTGTTGTCATTGTATTAGTCCATCGTTAGTAAGTAAAGCCTGTTATTGTGTTGTCGTATTGCGGTTGTTCTAAGTGTTTACCAAGTGCATTAAGCATAGCATGTACACCGTCTATTTTCTTTTGTGAGTCTTTATTTATCTTAACTGGCTTAATATTCTCGTTGCTATCTTCGATAATCTCACAATTAGCAAAATTCCATTTAATTATAGGGTTGTTGTCAAATACAGCTTTGCCACTTCTTGCAATAATCTCCATATATCTGGTGGGCTTGTTTAATGCTCCTGTTGTTTGGCTGTATGGTTGGCAATTAAAGCCTTTTTCGGTTAGTTGAGTGATAGCCATAGTTGATTGCCACTGGTCATAACTGATACATTCAATAGGTATTATCTTATTTATTTCCTCTATATCGCTAATTACTCTATTGTAGTCTACCACATTTCCACTTGTTATATTTAGGTAGCCTTGTCTTTTCCATAGTGCATATTTCTCCCTGTTTGCGCCTTCTTTCAGTGTAACTTCTGGCAAATAATACCAATTCTTGAAATAATATTTATCACTAAGTGGTATCATAAGCGAAATAGCTGTAAGGTCAGATGTACTACTTAAGTCAATACCAAGATAACCGCTACAACCACTAAACATACTATCTGATAAGTCGAATTTTGCTGTACACTCATTTATATAATTACTACCTATCCACTCTCCATTTGCATTACTACACCAGATATTCATTAGCTTTGTTTTGAAATTAGTTAGCAGTAATGGTGAGTTCTTTGCTTTGTTAAGTTGGCTCTTGATATACTCTTTCGTTACCGTCAAGTCTAAATTTGGTTGGCATTTTATCCAAACTTCCTCGTCCTCTATGTCGTCTCCATCGTCAAGTGTATAGATAGCAGAAAAAATACTATCATCTTGTAACTTCCCATCAAGAATATCAAGGTAAGTACTTCGTAATTGATAGCATGGGTTAGACATATCGAAGCCAGCAGTTGTGATATATAGCATAAGTGGTTGTTCTCTCATACCAACGCTACTTGTTAATACATTTGCTACACTATTACTTTTTGCTGCGTGGTACTCGTCTAACACAAATGCTGAACAGTTTAAGCCGTCTAATTTATCAGCTTCAGCACTAACCACTTTCATGTTTGACTTTGTAGCAGGAAATTTAATCTGGTCTCGAAAGGTCTTAAATAGCTTACCTTTTTTATCTAAGTGGCTAATGAAGTTTTTAGACATCGTGAAAGCTAATTGTGCTTGTGAATATGAATTAGCAGCAAAGATAATCTGGGCTTCATTCTCACCATCAGCCGTTAAACAATATAACATGATACCAGCAGCTAATGTACTTTTTCCACACTTTCTCGCTACCTCAATATAAACTTCTCTTACTACTCTTGTGTTATCTTTTATCCACCTAAAGCCAAAAATAGAATAAATTACCCACTTTTGCCAGCTTTGTAATTGTAGTGGTTTACCTGCAAATTTACCTGTAGACTGTGGTAATAATTGCAAGAACTTAACTACTCTATCTGCTGCTTTAGTGTCAAAATATCTATCCTCCTTGTTAAACCAGCTTAAGTATCGTTGGCATGCTAAGCGTACATACTGACAGACTACTACTTTACCATCTATCACATCACGAGCATAAGAGGTATATTTTTCGTCTATCATATCGTATTAGTTGTTATTATATCTTGTTAAAAATTCTTCCTTTATATTGAGACAAAGGCTTTATCATTTCAGAAGGTATATTGTAATTGTGAGCTGTTCTATATAAATCAATGGAATTATCTGGTACATACACCTCAGTAAAAGATGTACCTACATGTGGGTCTTGAACATAAATACTATGCTTAGCTATCGGAGGTAGTGGGTTTAGAAAAACAACAGTTTTTAATTTACCTGCACAGGCAAAAATACTATAATTAGCGTCATCAAAAATAACATTCTTAGGAATTACTATTGTTTCTATAGCAGTGTTTTCATACGCTGTATTTACAACCGATTATTACTCAATATTTTATAGATAATAAGTCAGAAATATGGTTGTTATTTTTAATTGCACATTCTAAAAGGTGAAGATTTAACGCTTTTATTGATTATTAACTCAAAAAGGACATCAACTTGGGTCGTTTCTTCTCTTTTCCTTGCTATTCGTTTCCGATATTCCACTTTTGTTTTGGTCTATCTCATATGTACTGCAAAGGTATTGATTTTTGTTTGATATTGCTCCTTGCTTGCTCCTTGTCGTAGATTAATTTTCACACAGGAATTTTTGTTCTCTTTCTATAGGGGCTTGAAACAATCCATTTATTGGAAACAATTAAAGACGGAGCTGGTTTGCCCCAGTGCTTTTTAAGAAACAGGGCAATTATTTTATCTCCACAAAGGCTCTTGTTCCCAATTATGAGGAAAGCCTAATAAACGAGTTCTTACTGATGGGTATTTCGATAAAAGCTGCTTGAAATCTGCAACAAAAGTGTTGCCCATAGAAATGGAGTTAAGCCAATACACCACATAGCAGAGTTGCGGATAAAGTGTTTGTTCACGGAACGAGAAATCCGTAATCCATGTGTTTGGCATACGCATAGGCATCATTGGCTTGACAGGAAAGACCCGATTTGACAGTCTTGAATGATGGGCGCAGCAATTACGAAGTACGGGTCTGGGTACGGATTAAAAGGCTAAGTGATTATTTCCAGTCATTTAGCCTTTTTAATTATCTAATTTTTCCCCACATTTTCCCCACAGCTGTCTATTTATATATTTTAGAAACATATTTTTCCGTAAAGTTATGTACCTTTGTCGGCAAATAAAGATATTCTCGTCAAACAAATATAAATAATATAAACATGGAAAAAAACAGAAAAAAACAAATCGTAGTTTTGAGTATAGCTTTAGTTTGCATTTTCATCTTGGTATTTTCATTGTTCCATAAATCAGCGACAAAAGATAGCGCAAATCCTCCTTTAA